GGTTTGGGTTTCATTGACAACAAAAGAATATGTTGTGTCATCAATCTGTGTAGTAAACTTAGTTCCTTTGGCAACCGTGATAGAAGTAAGAGTTGAGTTATTGATTGTAACATCAATGTAAGCAATAGGTGAACGAGCAGAACGTGGAGTATAACCCAAAGTCTTTGCGTGAGAGACTACCGAAGAACGTAGGGTTGCAGTATCCAAGAATGCTTCATTGACTGCCATGTTTGCATTCATCGCTAAGTAATGCGTATTGTATGCAAGTAAGTCGATGATAGTAGAGAGTCCCGAACCTTCAAAATTGTAGTCCGTAAACTCTGTTTGGTTTTTCATGTATGTCTTGAGATTGTTTTTGATATCATCAAAGTCCAACTCAGTGACTTGTAATTTTGTTGCCATTTATCTTAGTCTCTCTAAAAATATATCCAATGCCTGTAGTTCTGCTGGACTGTTAGCCACATAAAACTCTATGGTTACTTCATAACGATTTTGATCGATATCACCTCTAACAATTACATTCGACAGTTCTGCTCTAGGTTCAAAGTTTGTTATACAATCTTCTACATGTCTTGCAAGTAGATTTGCAGTTGAGGGTGAGACAGGTTCAAACAATGTAGCACGAATGTCTGAACCAATCTCTGGATGAAACGGTCTTTCATAGAAATTTGTATTAATCAGATTCCTTACACTTCTCTTAACTGCGTCAACGTCTGACAGTCTAGCGATATCGCCAGTAACAGGATGCTTTGCAAAGGACAAGCTAATGTCTTTGAAAATGTTTGTGCTTCTGCTAATGTTAACTGCCATAGTATTCTCCTACAGTTATTTATAACGGAACTACCAAGTCACGATTCTTAATATGCTGTTCTGCGATATCTTCTTTCGATTGACCGTGGTAACTCACTGCATGGTGATTCTTAATCATTAAGTCATTAATTGATGTGTCAGCAAAGTCTGTAGTTCTCCACAACTCTCCAAGGATACGTCCATATTTACCTTCTGCATCCTTTCTTGTTTTGAGAACAATACCACCTTCATCATCCAATAACCTAGTGATATAATCCTTTGCCATCAATCCATATTTCTTTTCGTCCAAATCCCTTGTACGACTTTCTGGTGTGTCAATTCCAAACATACGAATACGTTCTTTCTTCAACCACACACCGAAACCCAAGTCGATATCTACATCAACTGTGTCGCCGTCCACTATCTTTACTACTTTACATCTATACTCGTACATACCTTACCCCTTTATGTCTTAACTATCGGAGCCCATACCCACCTGTCATCCGCAAGCTCAAAGTTTATACTTTGTATAAACTGCGCTGGAGCAGAATCATTGATTACGTCCTCATAAGTTATTGCCGCATTTAATACGACTATTGTTGCTATCAATGTATACCACATTTGATTTCCTTATATTAATTTATCCACCAGCCGAGGTATTACCAGAACCAGAAGCAGATGCATTCGGCACCCAACTTCCATGTCCACCAGTACCATCGCCTACCCTGTGTACACCAATACCATTAACCTTAACCGTACCACTTCCACCTACCGCTGGGTCACCACAACCTGTAGTGTCACCGATTCTAACAACCGCAGCTCCGTTACAGTTCACGTTTGGAGAACCAACCGCATAAGGAGTTTGGTGAAAAGGGTTTGGTGTGGGGGATGCATGTCCAACATGCGTATCTAATCCCACTCGACTAATTGCTGGCATACTCTCTCCTACGCAAGATTATACAACTTACCAGCTTCACCGTATCTTCTGTGATTGTGGAAGGTCATAACTTGCGCTCTGTTACCGCTTTCTTTTAATGAAATGTGAATCCAAGGATTCCCACTTCCTGTATTTTTGTATTCCAACAATAGTTGGTCATGTGGAACATTTTCACTTATCCAAATAGCAATATCATAATAAGAACTCTTAGGAATACCAGAGAACTGTAAGTCTACAGCATTACCTGTGTTGTGTTGAGAAGTACCACTTCTATTTCTAAATGCATTTGTTACCATAACATTAGGATACTGTGCTTTGATTGGTTCAAGAACATTCACCGCTAATGTTTTAAGGTTATCAATAATTTCTTGTTGTTTCTTACCTTCATTACCACCCTTTGGAATTGGAGACTTTGCGACAATAGAATGTGCAGATAGTTGTCCAAGAGTATAATTCGGTGATAGAGGTAAACTATAATTTACACTTCCGACATAATCACCAGCATCATCATAGTTCTCAATAGGTGTAGTCTCTGGTGTAGGACTTGCAGAAGATGACTCTGGAGTAATTGAATAGTTGCCCGCTTGAGGGTCGTCATGTTCAATACCTTCATCTGGAATACGAGGTTGCGATAGAACTCTACGAGATGCACCCGAAGTATTAATCTTTCCTGTCAATGCATTGTAAGAGTAATCAGCAAATGATGTTGGTTTGATTTCACCAGACGTTACCGCTGACTTTAATTCATCTTCACTCTTCTCTTCATCATCACTTGCGTAAAATTCATCTGCGTCTGCAAGAGGAACGAATGCAAGAGGTTCAAGTACTTCCGCTTGTTTCGGTGCTTCGATAGTTGTTACGAAACCATCCGTATCATATTCATCAATACTAATACTCCACTTCTTAATTCCGTTTGCGACATCTCCCGAATCATGGAACGTGGGTGCGGGCGCAATACCAATAACTGCTGGTGTTGGAGTCACACGAGGAATGATAGGAACTACAGGTACAATTGAAACCGCACTTCTTCCGTTAGTATTCAAGTCAACAGTAGAACCATCTATGTTCATTGCACCACCAGAACCAATGTTCAGTGTTGCCGCAGTATCATGTATCATCGCACCAGTAGATGCAAGAGTGTAAGTACCTTCCGTTGACAATGCAGTTGCACCAGTAATTGTAGAAGTAAATGTTCCTTCCGAATTGAAAGTAACATCGCCAGTAACATTTGTTCCCATCGTACCAGCAATATCCGTAAGAGAGTTTCCGTCAATCACCATATCATAATTACCAAGTACAGAGTTAGTAAAGTTTGCACTGGTAATGATTTGCATATCATCTACAGATTGTTGTAAGAACTTTCCGACAGATGTTTGTGTCATTGTTGTTTGAGTTGTGAACTCCATAGACTGATTAGAGAACATACGAATGTTCTCACCAGCATGAAAGTCAATATTCTTTCCGACATTAAATTTTAGATTCTCATCAACTTGTGCATCCATGTTGCCACGCACATATAAAGATGCGTCACCATCAACGAATACATTTACATTACCACGAACACGAACTTCTTTCTTACCGTGTACAATCTCATAACCATCACCAACAATCTTTGAAACTCTTGTACCGTCTGGATGAACTTCATAGAAAGTACCAGAACGATGATACTCGTGAATACGCTCATGCCCTGGCGTATCATCAAACTCTTGAATGTGTCCGCTCTCTGTTTCCTTTACATGATTGAAAGGATAGGATGCATTGTAAGATGGTTTAGGTTCTGTGGTTAAGTCATCAACAGTATCACGTTTGTGTTTGATAACTGGATGTTGGTTTGTTAAATCATTAACTGCAAGTCTGTTTGTATCTGCTTCGTTTACCCTACGAGGATAGAAGTTATTAGGGTCTCTAAAACCTACTAGGTTGTTTGTTGTCGAAACAACAATCTCAACCTCTGCACCTTCTGCTGGTGCTTCATCAAATACAACTCTTCCTGCTTCAATTGTGTATGCCATTATGCGAGTCCCTTTTCTGCAGCGAACTCTGCTACAGTTATTGTTCCGTTACGCAATCGTCTGTCTGGTGATTTACCAAATGCAGCTGGATAGAAATGACCAGCGTCACCACTTATTTCATTTACAAGTCCTTGTCCAGAGAATGCTGAACGAGCAATACCTGTATATAAACTGTCTGTCCAATCTGCTCTACCATCTTTAATAATAACTAAGTCAATTGCAGATGCGTAGTTGTGCCATGAACTTCCAGGCGATGCTGCCTTGGGCCCACCCGATTTGTATTTACGATATAATTCTTTTTGTTGTGCAATCGTTCTATATGCATGAGCGATAGACAAATCATAATCTGGATTGGAAGATAAGAAACTCTGGACACCCTTTGCGAATCTGTCACGCACCTCTGGTGCAAGTTCATTTATCTTACGAGCAATCCTCTCCCCATAACGCTCACTTGCAAAGTCAGATGCGGAATAAGATGTTCCACCCCCATAGAAATCATCAAGAGGTTGCTCGACATTGTTGGGAGATTCGGGAACTGTGTTGGATGCAGACTGAACGACTCCGTTAATCTTTACAAGAACTGTAGAGTCAGTTGTGTCAGTGGGCGTTTCAAAAGAAACGGTTGTACCATTTGCAATCGCAACATTGGAAGAAACACTTGGGGGGTCTAATTGTTGTTCTGGGGAAAAGTCATGTGGGGATTCACCACTAGGTGCAGCGTTACTACTATTGATGCCAGGCAATGTTCCCCATACCATTGGTTCTTGCATGAAGTCTGGGTCTCTCCAGAATCCAATTACCCATGTACCTTCAATAGGCCCAGTGGGACTTGAACCAACTCCGCCAGATGATGCTGAGTTAGCAGGTTGGACACAGTATGCCCATGGTAAATCAATTGTAGGAAGTTTAGTTTTATCTTCAGTATGGTATCCGTATACTCGACAACGTACACGCCCTAATGCTTTAGGGTCGTTCCTGTCCTCTACGACACCGAACCACCAGACGAAACCATCACGCCCTGCGAAAAATGTATTCTGCATATAAAAATCCCTTGTGCATCTATTTATAAGACGAACAAGGGATTGTTAAAGCATGGTGCCCCCAGCGAGACTCGAACTCGCACGAACTATGTTCTCAAGATTTTAAGTCTTGTGTGTCTACCTATTCCACCACAGGGGCATTCATGCTGTCTAGTAGGGAATAGTGTCTACGATGTTAACAGGGTCTTCTTTGGTAATTGCAGTCATCTTTTTAAGAATACCCATGACTGCATCTTCATTTAGAAACCCTTTGATGTTATCACCTTCTTCAGTGATGCCTGGCAGTGAGACCATCTTGTCACCTTTGAACACACCAATCTCATAGAGTGTCCCATCATTCTTACCACCGTAAGACATCTCATTACAAATGATAGATAACTCATATTCACCAAAGGGTATAAGTGCTTGTATTCCTTTAGGAATTTTTGTTTCCTCAAATTTTATATCTTCAAACTTCTTTATCATAATTGATAAACTCCTCAACAGTTGGTAGTTCACGTTTTGAAACCATCCATTTCGCAAACTCATTATACATTCTTTTATAAACTACATTCTCGTGACTCTTATTCATTAGGATATCACGATTCTTTGAACCACGTTGCCATACTCTATAGTCATCTGAATAATCATAGTACCAATCATGACCTCGTAGTTGATTGAAATACTCTCTGATGTTTTCGCTGCTGACCTGACCCGCTTCATCTTGGGTAATCATTCTAGACTCCTTATTATACTGGGCGAGACTCTATCTTTGCTCGCTTGGTTTGAGACCGCATTGCGGCCATCTTCCGATAGTTCTCCAACCACTTCCCTGGCGACTGAATAGTCTGGGAGACAGTCATCTTAATCTTGCGAGAACGAAACTGACGTTTCAATTCTTTGGCAACATCCGTTCCGAGAAACCGTGAGATTAACTTCACGAGGGTTTGACGGAATCCTACATCATGGTGCATATGTCCAGCGGTGTGTGCTAGTTCGTGAAGAACCACCCACTTGTTCATACCGCACGAGGGTTGAAGTGCAACTCCCCGATAACTCGCTTGACCCGCAACACGAACATTATAGTTCACTTGTTTCATAATACGCAGAGGTGGATTCGATTGACCTCGACCATCAGATGCAAGTGTCTGGTAAGTCTTTGATTTGACTATCCTTTTGTAATACTTAGTGATTTCTTTTTCAGTCATACTTTCCCGACAGTCTGGAAACTTACGCTCTGTGGCAAACTCACTTTGGTATACCTTGTTACGACCACTATCGACAGAAGAATTCTGTAGACGATTACGTTTAATCTGTCGTGTCTTTTTCGTATAGTACTCTGCATACTTATTTGCAAGTTCGTGACTCATACTCTTTGATGCAAGTTGATATGCATCCGTACCACTCATATAATCACTCATTGTATTCTCTCCTTTTCTCAATCTCTATATACATGCTATCATAACAAGTAACTAATGTCAAGGCAATTCGCTATAAAATTTCGATTTAATATACTAGGGTAGTGCAAGCAAACATCTCTCAGTTTTAGCTACCCCCCCTAAATTGGCACGCCCGACAGGACTCGAACCTATTACCTTCTGTTTCGTAGACAGACGCTCTATCCAGATGAGCTACGGGCGTTCATTGTTCCATAGTAATAATAATACTATAGGAAT